TGTTGGCATTTTTTTACAGATACCCCCATATTGGTAATTTCTGGCAAGTAACCAGCTGAACTGACAGTATTTGGCAAATAGCAAGCTGAATTGGCAGCATTTGGCATATAACTGGTAAAATATGTGTTCATAAATTGTTTACAAAATGTTCACAGAATGTTCATAGTTTGTTCACACATGCAGCCGGTGGGTGTGGTATACTGTAAGCACAGGGAGAGGGAAAGGGCTCCCGGAGAGTAACAGGGTCAGACAGGCTGGCAAAGCCTGTAATACAGGAACTACCAATTAGGTGGTTAGCATCGCTATGGATTAAATTGGAAAGAGGTAAAATTATGGTAACATTGTACACAGGGGACAAATTGGTTGAAATTACCTATTCGACAGGCAAGACAGCCACATTTACAGATATAGCGGGTATCGGGTACCGCCCCGGCAAAATTCTTATTGTGTGGAAAGACTACACCACGGAACAGGTTGACAATCCGACAGATATTTATAAGCGCATTTCTTGCCCCGGTCGTTTTGATATTGATATAGAATAAAGGGGCAAAGCCCCGGTTAATGTAGCCGTTGTCCGTCACAAGCCGGAATGTAAAATACAGAGTGGCCGCACATATTAAACAGAAATGAATTGAAAAAAGGAGAATTACAATGAACATCAACGAAAACAAGACCAACGAAATCATCACCGCAAACAGCAACTACATCACCCGCACATTTGCCGACACCCTTGTAAAGTTCACAAGAACCGCCCTCAAGGTTGAGAACGGCAAACCCACAATGTTCACGGAATCCATCGCCACCCAATTCAAAGGCAAAATGACGGTTGAACAGGCAACCGAAAAACTCAACAAGGCAAATCAGGGATGCGTTATCATTGTAGAAAGCTGTGAATACATCGAGGAATTGCGCGGTATGCTGGTTAGCGACTTCCTGAAATACAGCGTCCCGGTGCAGCGTCCTGCAAGTCAGAATAAAGAAAGCGGTGAGGGCTAACGCCCTCTCCCGCTTAATAATTTCAATAAAGGAGTTTTAACATGAAACCTACAAAAGAATATATTGCAAGCGCCCACGCTAAGGGTTGTTATGTAGACCGTTCCGATGGAACCATCTACCCAGCCACACCCCGCACCGAATTCTTAAACGCTGTTAATGAGCTAGACATTACTCGCCACGAACCCCTTAATTATTGCAAGGCTGATATTTGCTATTGCGATTACAGCGAGTTCTTTAAGTGCTACCCCATCCTCCTCCGTAGCTACTCTACCTTTGTAGCTGTTTACATCCCCACCACCGACCGCCTATTTGTATTCGATTATTACAGCGCCACCACTTCCCACCACCTTGCAAAGTTCAGAGTGTGGCTAAGGTATCACTATTACAGAGTCCTTAACTTCCCCATCTACCGTAGAGTAAGGGATAAGAAAGGTTCCCATATTGAGTATGAGCCATTCATCCCATTCGTGAACGAATAAGGAGGTTAATCAAATGCTATACGATACCATTATACCGGCCATTGGTTTTCTTGTCATAGCATTCGCAATCTACGCATACGGGAGGAACGCATGATTAACTTTAACTATCTCCGGTGGTGCATTGAAAACATGAAAAGAGGGGTTTATTCCCCTCTTTCTGTTGAGAAAATCCTTGCTAAAACCCACCACCTATACACCAAAGGCAACCTTACCGTTAAAGAATATCGTTGGCTGCTGATGGAATGTGAATCTTTTCTTAGGAGTGATTAAATGAAATACTTTGTAGAATCTTATAAATGCTATCCTGATGTTGACACACTATTTATTGGATTTACATTGAGAGCAAAACGCATTTTCCCATTCAACGACAAACAGAAAGCATTTAGATTTGCTGTATGTCAAGCTGCCATGAAAGGGTCGGCGCTGGTTACTGACTCTAACCATAATAGAATTTGCGCACTAAATACCACCGAAAGTTATGTGATTTATTGGTTTAACTGTGATTCAGGCTGCCTATTGATTAAAGATATAAGGAGCGATTAACAATGATTATATCAACAGATATAAAACCCTGTACTCTGTGTGACTTCTCATTTAACGATTGCCACCCTGAATACAACCTTGAGGGCATGGCATATTGCAAATATTGTAGAGTTGGCACAGTACCGTTTGCATGGACACAGGTTAAAGAGTGTAACCCACTCTCCTGCATCCGTAAAGACTGCAATCATGCATAAGGAGGAAAATAAATGGAGCTTTTAAGTGGATTCTTGCTATTTGGTTTAGGGGTAGTTAGTTTAACTGTTGCTGTCTTGTTGGTAGTCGTAATAATTGATATTATTAAATATGGGCTATGAAAGGTGGTGAGATTATGACTGTATGCTCTATGAAGTCCATTAAAGGATTTGTCCTTGGTTACAAGTTCGGATTTAACGGCAGACTTAACGCCCAGCAGGTTAATGTTGACAGTGACGGTTCCGGGTTCTTCATTTACTCTATCGGTTTTTCCGAGTTCGTTCCTGCAAGGAAAATGAACCGTTATTCTTTCATTGAATCGCTTGAAACAGGCCACAGAATGTATAACATTAAAGGCAGTTGGGTAGGTGGTGATTGATGGCTCTCCTTCATAACACCGTATTCTTAACCCTACTTGTCTGTACAGGATTCGCCGCCATCGTACTATTCATTTGGGCTTTAATTCTTAAAGTGATAACCCACCTGATGAGCCGTAAACGGCGAAACGGAGAGGATTAAACCTCTCTGTCGTGGGATTAACCAACAGCATATTACAACAAACTTTAATTAACAAAGGAGATTATTTCAAATGGCTATGATTACCCGCACTATCGTTAAGGACACCACCATCACTTTCCGCACTGTTATTGACGGCGAAGTTTCTGCCCCGCAGTCCATCACTGTTGATGGCATGGTTGGCAACCCTGCTTCTATCGTTAAGAAGCAGCTCGGCCTTAAGAAAACCGACAGCGTTATCATTGATGCTTTCGTTGAGGATTCTGCCTTGTTTGGCTGTACTGTTGAGAAGTTTCTCTCTGTTGCCCACATGATTCAGAATAGACCTGAAACTTCCTGCGACCGCAACCCTACCGATAAGTAAGTTCACTCATTAACATCACTTAATTAAAGGAGATTATCACATGAATAACACCGTACTGACCGACCTGAACAATGCTGAATCCTACTGCTCCATTAAGGGTGATAGCCGTGAAGCTCTCGTGGCTATGTATAACGCCATTAACAGTCCTGACCATAAGCTGTCCGACTTTGTTGGTAAGGAGCTTAGAATTTGCGACATTTCTATCGAGCGTGTAGAGAACATGAACGAAGAAACTGGTGAGATGGCCGCTAACGCTCGTGTGGTTCTCATTGATGAGAACGGCGAAAGCTACACCTGTGTTTCTTCCGGAATCTACTCCGCTATTAAAAAGCTGGTTGCCGTATTTGGTGAGCCTACTTGGGAGCCTGCTCTGCCTGTTGAGGTTCAGAACCTTAGCACCAAGAGAGGCCGTAAGACCATGACTCTGAAAGCTATTTAATAGATAGTAAAATAATTAAGTAAACAAAGCCCCTGTGTTAATCCCACCGCAGGGGCAATTTTTAACTATAAGGAGGAATCTTAAATGGCTAAGACCGGCATTGATATTAGCTATGCCAACAACACCTATTCCAAGATAGACTTTAAGCAGGTTAAAGCAGCCACCGATTTTTGTATCATTCGTGTGGGCTATCGTGGTTACGGTGACGGTACTCTTAAAGAGGATGGTTGGTGGAAGTATAACCTTAACGGTTGTATTGAGAGAGGTATTCCTTTTGGCGTTTACTTCTTTACACAAGCAATCACAGAGGAAGAAGCCAAAGAGGAAGCCCTGTTCGCCCTTGAAAGACTTAGAGGGTTGGAGGTTGACTATCCTATTTATATAGACACAGAGGAAAGTGGTCACAAGCAGAATCTCGGCAGAGCAGATAACCTTGACCCTATCACACGCACAGCTTGCGTTAAAGCATTTTGTGAGATGATTGAGGAAGCAGGTTATTATGCCGGCATTTACTGTTCGGAAGATTGGATGAACAATAAGCTGATAAAGGCAAACCTTAAAGCACATGATTTTTGGATTGCCAACTGGAACAGAAAACCTGCTATACCCTGTGGTATGTGGCAGTATGGTGCTAAGGGATTGTGTAATGGTATCAAAGGCTTTGTAGATGTGAACAAGAGCTTCAAAGATTATCCTGCTATTATGAAGAATAACAACCTTAACGGCTATACTGCCGGTGAGAATGTGTGGCAAGTTACCATTTGGGGTTTGACTGATAAAGAATATGACGAAGTTTGCCAGTGGCTTAAAGAAAAAGATTTTCCTCACGATGATAAGAAAGTAAGGGAGGAATAAGTTATGGAAGCCTTTTGGATAGAAGTAACCGAACTATGCTCATGGGGGAAATATGTAACCACAAGATGCTCAAATTGCGCAACAGCTCCTCTTGAGAGGGAAGAACAAGAAGTATTAAGCCCTTACTGTCCTTGGTGTGGGTGTAAGATGAATAACGCAGAGGAGGAATAATCCATGGCCATATCCGAAGCCGAAAGAGCCAGACTTCAAAGCAAGATTAAAGAGCGGAACAAGATGGCAAGATGGATTAACACAAACCTAAATCCTACTTCCAAGATAAGAAGTATTAACCCCGCTGAAACTGTAAGAAAGCTAATGACACAGGATGATGCTGATTCCTTGGAGCGTTCCCTTGATGCTTTTATGGAAGCACCAAGAGAGTTAAGCTATCGGAATAGAGCATCTTATTCCATGAACGAACAAGCAGAACTTATGGTTCTTGGGAACGAAAGTGAACGCAGGGGCAGAGAAAAGATTGAAGAAGTTAAAGAGTGGATAAACGAAAATGGCGTAACCATGGGTGGTAATGTATCTAATGTTGACCCTGTTCAATGGATGGATAAATTCAGCGAGAGGGTTTACACCTACAAAGACCCTGAACGATTCCGCAGCCAGTATGATTATGATAAGTGGAAAGATAAGATGTATGATAAGGCTCTTAACCTTGATGAAATGAAACGGATGGAAGCCTACAAGAAAACATACCTTGAAACCTTCGAACGAAATGTAGTTAAAGAAATTGACAAGGAGATTAAAGGTTCAGCAAGGAGAGAAGAAGCCAAAGATATTTTGAATGCTCTTAAACAGCTCTCCCCGGAAGAATTTCAGTATGCTTATTACACAGACCTATTAGGTGATATTTCTTTCCTATATCCTGATAAAACAACTGATGCAGCATATGGGGTTGCGATAGGAGTTAAAGATGTATTTGGTATTAGCTTCTGAAATACACAGCAGACTTTGAAACCACAACAGATAAAGAGGATTGCCGGGTGTGGGCATATGCTCTTTGTGAGATAGGGGGTGACTATGCTACTACGGTTGGGAACTCTATTGACGATATGTTTGATAGAATATCCTCAGCCAATAACACACTGTACTTTCACAACCTCAAGTTTGATGGTGAGTTCATAATCTATTGGCTGTTCCGTAATGGTTACACCTTTGTTAAAGACGCTAAAGAGTTGGAAGAAAAGACTTTTACTACTCTCATCAGTAACATGAATGTGTTTTATACTATCACTATCTGCCACAAGAAAAGCGGACGAAACAAAATCTGTACTAAGATAATAGATAGCTTAAAGATTATTCCGTTCAGCGTAGAGGAAATAGCCAAGAGCTTCAAACTGCCTATCTCTAAACTTGAAATTGACTATAAGGCTAAGCGTGAGATTGGTCACATTTTAACAGAACAGGAAACTGAATACATTAAGATCGATGTTCGTATAGTTGCTATGGCTCTTAGCACAATGTTTGGTGAGGGTTTGACAAAGATAACCCAAGGCTCTAATGCTCTTGCGGACTATAAGAAAATCATGGGCGGGGAATTAAAGTTCAGATATAAGTTCCCTGCCGTTAGTGAGGATGACGATGTTATTATCCGTAAGGCATACAGGGGAGGATTTACCTATTGTAACCCAAGATTCCAAGGAAAGAAGTTAGGTAAAATCTCTGTCTTTGATGTAAACAGTCTTTACCCATCGCAGATGTATAGCAGACCTTTGCCATATGATACGCCTGTTAGGTTTGAGGGCCAGTATGAGAACAACCCTGTTTACCCTCTTTATGTTCAAAGACTTAGGTGTGAGTTTAAGGTTAAGAAAGGTATGCTGCCTACTATTCAGTTAAAGAACACTCTTGGCTTTATTCCAAACGAGTATATTACAGACACGAAAGGCGAAGATGTTATTCTTACTCTAACAAGCGTAGACCTTGAATTGCTATTCACCCACTATGATGTATATGTGTACGAATATCTTGGTGGTTATATGTTCAAATCCAAAACAGGAATGTTCACAGAATATATCGACAAGTGGATTAAGGTAAAGCAGGAAGCAACCATAGAGGGTAACGCAGGTATGCGCACACTTGCCAAGCTGATGCTCAACGCTCTCTATGGAAAGTTCGGATTAAAGATAAGCTGCCGTTCTAAGATACCGTACTACGAGGAAGATAAGGTTATCTATCGTGACGGTGAACCGGAGAAGCGTGAGCCTGTCTACATTCCGATGGCTTGCTATATCACAGCGTGGGCGAGATACACCACCATTACAGCAGCACAAAAAGTTTACGACAGATTCATCTACGCTGACACCGACAGCTTACATTTAATCGGCCATGAGATACCTAACAACCTTGATGTTGACCCTGTTAAATTGGGCGCTTGGGATTATGAAATGCAAGCAGATGAAGCAGTATTTATTAGACAGAAAACCTACATGGAGCACCCCTGTGGAAAGAGCGCAGAGGAATTTAAGAAGAAAGACCCGGAGAAATATGCTGAAAGTAACGGTTGGAAAATTACCTGTGCAGGTATGCCGAAAGGCTGTTATAAATATGTAACCCCTGATAACTTTAAGATAGGTTCTTCTTTTGCTGGTAAACTTATGCATGAGCGTGTCAGGGGTGGCGTAGTATTAACAGACAAAGAGTTCACTATTAAGCCGAAATAAAATTTACCAATTATCGAACTTGATTTTTTATGGAAAAGTTGTATAATATAATTAGGAGCAGGGGTGGTGTATGAGTACCAGTGCCGGACAGCAACCGGGTGAAACCGGCCGGTGCGGTTGGGTTTGCTACCTTGCTTATGCACTCCCTGTTTCCACCATAAGAAAGGAACAGTTATGTATTATAATATAGATAGTGCTTTATCATACAACGCCCTATTCACAATGATAATGGGTGGTCGTGGTATTGGTAAAACTTATTCTGCAAAGAAAAGGGCTATTAAGAATTTCTTGGCTAAGGGTGAACAGTTCGTGTACCTACGCCGGTATAAGACAGAATTAAAGAAGTCTGTGCCAACATTCTTTGCAGATGTTGCTAAAGAGTTCCCTGACCATCAATTTAAGGCTACGGCAAAAGGGCTTTATATTGATGAACAGCTTGCAGGATTCTGCATGACACTCTCCACACAGATTGTAGAGAAGTCAACAGCTTATCCCGGAGTGACCTTAATCATCTTTGAGGAATTTCTTATTGACCCATCTTCCTCTTATCACTATTTAAGGAATGAGGTTGAAACTTTCCTTGAAGCGTACTCCACCGTAGCAAGAGATAGAGATGTAAGAGCTGTCTTTCTTGCTAATAATGTTTCACTTTATAATCCCTACTTTCTCTATTTTGGCTTGCAGCTTATCGGAGAACAGACAGTTGCTAAAGCTAAAGGAGGGGATGTTATTCTTCTTAAAGTAAGCAGCGAAGAATTTGCTAATCATATGGCGCAAACAAGATTCGGTAAAATCATAGCAGGAACTTCTTACGGTGAATATGCAATAGGAAATGTAGCTCTTAGAGATTCTAATGAGTTCTTGGAAAGAAAACAAGGCACAGCTTACTATTACTTTGGATTCTTCTTTAACGGAGAATTTTACGGAGTATGGCGAGATGATAAGGTGGGGCTGATGTATTGTTCAGAGGACTATGACCCATCTTATCCGTTAAAGTATACATTGAGCATGGCAGACCACACACCAAATACGCTTATGGTTAAGTCAGTTCGCAACCAACCTGTATGGCGGTTAGCCACTGTCCTTTTTCAACAAGGAAAAATGAGGTTCGAAACTGGCAAGGCCAAGGCTGCATGGGTGGGAGTCATGAAAATGCTTAATGAGATAAAGGTTTAAGGAGGTATAAGGTATGGATTGGACTCAGTTGACTAACCTAATTTCCAGCATTGGCTTCCCGGCTGTTGTCTGTATTCTGCTGTTGAAAAACAATCAGGAGCAGGCTAATGTTATTAGGGATAACACGAAAGTGATGCAATCCCTTGCCGACAAGATTGACAGTATTCTACGCAAAGGAGGTGAATGATAATGCCAAGACTTACCCCGGAAGAACACGAAGCCTATATGCACACCATTATGGATATGTATGAGAATCCTGATGATGGCGCTGAAATGATTAGCCGTCTGCGTGATGATTATAATGCAAGCATGGAAGTCATTGAGGGTGTATCGCAGGCAGAGTATGATGAGCTGAACGGCAAGTATAATACCTTGCGTGAGCAGTACATCAACAGATTCTTTGGTGGCAACGCTGACCTTATGGAAGCTAAGAATAAGCAGAGCGAGGACATTAAAGAGGATGAAGAAGGTGAACAGCTTACCTTTGAGGAAGTAGCTGAATCTTACACTGGAAAGGATGAATAATTATGGCAAATGGTGTTAATGTTCTGAATGTAATTCGTCAGAACGCTACTGCTGTATATCAGGATAGAATCCCTGAAGCTACCGCAGAGAATCTACATGAAGTTGGCGATGCTATTCTCACCTACGAAGCACAGGCTAACGAGTTCGTTAATGCGCTGGTTAATCGTATCGGTCTTGTTATCCTGAACAACCGTATGGCAACTAACCCTCTTGCTGCACTGAAAAAAGGCAGACTGGCGGTTGGTGAAACCATAGAGGAAATCTACATTGATGTTATCAAGGCGCAGACCTACGACCCCAGAGCTGCACAAGACACTCTGTTTAAGCGTCATCTGCCCAATGTGTCCTCTGTGTTCCACAGCGTTGATAGTCAGCTCAATTATCCTCTGACTATATCCAATGAACAGCTCCGTAAGGCTTTCCTGTCTTACGATAGCCTTGACCGTTTCATCGCTGGGCTGGTTGATTCCATGTATAAGTCTGCTACGCTGGACGAGTTCATTCAGATGAAGCAGCTTATCAGCGAGTGGAACGAGAACAGTCGCTTTATCGTTGAGCCTATCACCGCTGTTACTGATGCTGCATCCGCTAGTGAAGCTATGATTAAGATTAAGGCTGTGTCTGACGGCATGACCATATTTAACAATCAGATGAACTACGCTGGTGTTTGGACTTCCACTCCTAAGGATGAGCAGTACCTTATCACTACTCCTGACTTCAATGCCCGTATGGATGTTGATGTGCTGGCTGCTGCGTTCCATATGGATAAAGCAGAGTTTGCTGGCCATGTTATCGTGGTGGATAATATTGGCGACCTTGGTGATGATGGTATTGAAGCTATCCTTGTGGATAAGAACTGGTATCAGGTTTACGATTATCTGCGTACCTTTAAGACCGCCTATAACGGTGAGGGCCTGTATTGGAATTACTTCTACCATGTGTGGATGGTATATTCCCTCTCTCCCTTTGCTAACGCTGTTGCGTTCGGCACCGCTGCTCCTACCGTATCTGCTCTTACCGTTACTCCTACCGCAGCTACCGTTAAACCGGGTGGTACTGTTCAGATTACCACTACTGTTACTGGTACTGGCGACCCCACTTCCAAGTGTACCTTTACTCTCGCTGGCAACACTGACCCTGAAACTGTTGTTAGCACCATGGGTAAGGTTATCCTTGGCAGCAAAGAAACTGGCTCTCTTGGTACCTCTAATAAAGAGATTACTGTTACTGCTACTTCCGTTCAGGACACCACCAAGACTGCTACATGCACTATCACTGTTGGTTAATCTTATGGCGGGGTGGGCTAACCCCCTGCCCCGCCTAATTCTTTAAGGAGGGATAAAATGGTAACACCTAATACGATAGTAAAACTGTATAGTGGTATTCCCTGTGACCCTACATATCAGAATGTTCTCCAATGGGATAGTGTGACAGAACAGAATCAGTTCTTTGCTAATCAAGTGCCTGTTGCTACTTACACTGACTTTCAGTTTATTGATGGGACGAGAGAACTGCGAATTAAGCGTCAGATGGAGAATTGCTATCACATTAACTATGTAGCTTATCAAAATCATCGGTACGGTAATAAGTGGTTTTACGCTTTCGTCAATGATATGCGGTATCTTTCTCCTGAAAGTACAGCTCTTATCTTAGATGAGGATGTGTGGGCAAGCTGGCAATTTGACCTTACTTTTAACAAGAGTTTTGTTGAGCGGGAAACGGTAAGTAATGATGCGATAGGCGCCAACACTGTACCGGAAGATTTGGAACTTGGGCCGTATGTAGCAACGAGTGAATCAAATAAATTGTTCACCACATATCAAATGATTATGATGGCTACTGAAATTGTAGAAAACATAAGTGCTCAACCTTTGTCCCCAACTAAACTTGGTGGATTGCCAAACCCCTGCTATGTACTTAATTTCGGAGAATTTGAAAGTGTTAATTACACCGCAGTAACCGAAACCATTGATGCATATGCCGTAGCTGGTAAAAGTGATGCCATTGTAGGATTCTTTTTGATACCCCAACCGACTGGCTCAATATTGCAAGCTAATGTATATAAGGCAACCTTTGCGGGAGCACCAAGAACGCTTTCTATAACACCAAGAAATAATAAGTTGTTTACTTTTCCCTATTGTGCTTTGTCTGTTAACTCATTAAAAGAAGTTAAAGCATTTAGATACGAATTGTTTTCTGAATCCCCAACTTTCCAAACAGCTCAAACTTTTGGTGGAAATCCGACTATTAGTTGCACACCCTTGAACTATGAGGGTATGAGCTACAATATAAAACATCAAATAAGCTGTGGGGGATTCCCTGTTTTACCTTGGATAAGGGATTATTACCAAAACTGGCTTGCCCAAAATAAGGCAGCCCAAGCGGTTTCAGCCGTTAGCGGTGTTCTATCAGGAGCTGCATTAGGAGCTGGTGCTGGTATAGCATCCGCAGGTGGAGCTGTTGGTGGTACGGCTTTAGCTGTGCAGGGAACAGCTTTCTCCATCCCCGCAGTTGGGGGTGCATTAGTTGCCGGGGGAGCTGCTGCTCCAATATTGGCTGGTGCTGCAATTATTGGGGGGATCGCCATTGGTAAAACTCTTGCTAAAATGTATGCAGCACAAGTTGTGCCGGACACTCTAAATGGTTCAGCTAATGCTGCTGATGTAAATAGCGCAGATAAAAAGAATGGGTTTTATACACAGTGTATGTGCATTAGGGCGGAATATGCAAGAATTATAGACGATTATTTCTCGATGTATGGTTATGCCGTTCACAGACTTAAAAATGTGGAACTGCACACACGGACAAACTGGGACTATGTTAAAACCATTGGAGTCAACATTGAGGGAGATTGTCCTGCATCTGTTTTGATGATGATTAAAGGTATATTCAATCAGGGCGTAACCCTTTGGCATAACGGAACATTCAACTACGGCACACTTGCTAATCCCATTATTACTACTTCTTGAAAGGAGGTAAAGCATGGGAAAGAATAAACCTTTTATTCCTCTAAAGAATGAAAGCAACTCGGCACTATTCTCCAACTCCATCTTGGATTCCCTCTATCGCGGTAGGCTACATGAGCTGGCTATGGCACGATTCAAGTGGGAGAATCTTCCCCCGGAGATTGATGCACGGTTCTTGGAAATGACCCTTAACGAATATGCTATGGGTGCTTTCTTCTTTGATGAGGTTGCACAGCGTTATGTATTCCTACCGGCCATGATTAACGGTGACTACAATATCTATAATGACCCCATTCAATACAGAGTGTGGGCTATCAATGGGTATCAGCAGGAGCTGACGATGGAGAACTCTGTCATAGTTTACAATAACATGATTAAATCTCCTACATTCCCTTGGCTGGATTACTACGCTGAACAGCTTTACGATATTGACCAAGCAAGACGAGTTAATATTCTTGCACAGAAAACCCCGGTGCTGTTTAAGGGTACGGATAAACAAAGACTTACTCTTAAAAACATTTGGTTGAAGTATGCAGGTAATGAGCCGTTTATGATGGTTGATGAAAGCGTGGATAAGGATAGCTTTACGGTTCTCAAAACTGATGCTCCTTGGTTGGGTGAAGAACTTACGCAGATGCGCCGTCACATTATGGGCGAGATTATGATTTACCTTGGCTATGAAACGCAGGAAGCTACACAGAAAAGTGAGCGTGTTCTTGCGGGTGAGGTTAGAGCAGCGCAGAGTGAAAGCATGAGTTATAGATATAGCCCTCTACTCATGCGCAGACAGGCTGCTGAAAAAATCAATAATATGTTCGGTCTTAACATTGAGGTTAACTTCCGCCAGCCTACATCTACGCTGGTTGATATGGATGACCCATTCACGCAGTATCAGATGGAAACCTTAAAGTCTACACAGAGTTTTACAACAGAGCCATTTAATGTAGAGAAAGAGGGTGAGGGTAATGAGTAAATACACAACCGAACTGCGGTACATTATCGAAAGCGGTTATAAACTTAATGCCCTTACCTCTTATCCTATCTTTGACGAGAATTACCGTTCGGTGCTGAATCAGTATATCCTTAATCACTTTTGGATGCGTGAGATAGGGTTTGAAACTGCTGGTGAATTTGACCTTTATCTCGGTAACACGCTTAACGAGATTATGCCGTATTATAATGGTATGTTCAAAATGGCCATGAGTGAAATAGACCCTCTCACAAACTATAAGTATAAGGAAACGCTGGATAAGTCTGATGTGGGCACTACAAGTTCCAACTCTAACACTAACAGTAACAGCAAATCGGTTGAAAGCACCCCTGCCGATGGCCTTGTGCAGATGAACGAGATAGAGAACAATGTATACGCTTCTTCTGCTACACTTAACAACAATACGGTTAATGCTAACGGCACTGTGGATAGCAAGACCGAAACGGATTATGTTAAGCTGGTCAGCGGTTATAATGGGGTCAGTGTAGGCAAACTGTATGACGAATATCGTAGATATGTGGTCAGCGTTGTGCGTTTGCTGATGAACGATAAAGACCTAAATCAATGTTTCTTGGGGGTGTATTAAATGATTACTCCATTGCCCTATTGGAACTTTAACCCTGTGCTTCCTACGGTTTTTGACGATAGCTTGTCGTACCTTGAGATGGTAAGCAAGCTGTATAAGAAACTTAAGGAAGTAATTGCAGAGGTTAATGCAATCGACCAAGAAGCAATCCAGCAGGCTCTTGATGATATGAGAGCCGAGATTGCAAAATTTGAAGCACAAATTCAGAAACAGTACAATGCTCTTGACGAGAAATATCAGAAACTGTATGAAGAACTAAATACCTCTATTCTTGACCTTGCTGATACTACTGCTGCAAGCCTTGAAGAACTCGATACGAAAATCTATAATCTTGGCGAGAGCCTTAAAGATATTATGGATTTGAAGATTGAGGAAAATAACGAGTATATCTTTGAGAGCATCGCTTCGGAGATTATCGGCATTAAAGTATTGAATTACTTTACTGGTGAAAAGGTTACGGTTCAGGAGATGTTCGATTACCTTGCACAGCTTCATGCTGCAGATGGTATTACGGTTACTGAACTCATTACCCGTCAAAAGACCGTTGATGAACTGATTGCTCTCAAGTTCACCTATACGCAGTTGGCTCAAAACGGTAAGAACATTATTGTATAAGGAGGTAATGTCTTATGACTAATACTACTAACTATCAGCTTACCAAGGTTGAGGGTACTGACCTCTTTAACCCGCTGACCCAAGTTAACCCGAACTGGGATAAGATTGATACTGCTATGAAAGCAAATCAGAACGGTGGTGTGTCGAGTGCCACGCATAATAAATCGGGTACTCTCCATGCGCTGGTTAGAGCCGTTGCAGGTGTTCCCATTATCCGCTTCACCGCTACTGGTGACTTCCGTACTGGTGATACCTTTACGGTTGATGGTCAGAATGTTACTGCACGACTGCCTGATGGCACTTCCCTGCCAGATTATGCATTTCGGATTAACTCCAATATCATCGCTATTCAGGCTGGTGGTGTGCTGACCATTGTCACTAACGGTGCAAGCGTTGACCTTGATGGTTATATGAAAACCTCTGACTATGTGGGTTCCAGTGCTACTGGTAAGGTTCACGCTGCGGAGGTTGCTGATGCTGCGACAAGTGCAACAAGCGCTAACAATGCTACTAATCTGAACGGACAGCCTGCAAGCTACTATGCTGCACAGTCTGCGCTGGCTCCGATGATTCAGAATGTCACAGCAATTCAGGTGGTGAGTGCGCTGCCCACTAACCCTGTTGCGACCACTCTGTATTTGGTAACGGAATCTTAAATAAGATTAAGGGATGGTGGGTGGGACATGGAGGATAAGCATATGATTGACAACATTATTAAAGCAAAAGAACTGTTGGAAAATGCGAGAAGCCTTTCTATATTGCATGAGTGTGACAGGGGGATGGTTAGCCCTGCGGAAGCGCATATGTATTATGCTATCAGAGATGCGTTGAAGTTGATGGAGCAGGAGGTAAGAGTATGAAGTGTCCGTATAGAATGAATGAGCTGCATACTTGTCATGATGGAAAGACTTATATCTATAATGAGTTTGCGGAGTGTTACGGAAAAGTGTGCCCTTATTTCGACGTTGACAAGAAAGGTGGTTGGTGTAGAAAAGTTGTGGGAGATGCAGGATTCTGCGCTTATCAGGAGGTTCACTAATGGACAGACGAACTCGGAAAATCTTGTCAGGGCTGCATGACGATATTATCGAAATACTGATGAAGTGTGAGGATATTGGGGAAGCAAAGGCAAGGTTAAGGCATATCCTGATGGCAATAAATACGCTCTTGGTTGAGAGCAAGAAATAAGGAGGAATAACTATGGGTATTTCTTTCGGAAGCGTAAGTAAAAAGCCCTATGTGGGAAGTAAGGAGGTACAGGAAGCATATGTGGGGAGTCAGTTGGTGTATAAAGCGCAAAAGCTACCATATCATTATGTGTATCTTGGTACCGAGAATGCGTATTACATTAGTGACCTTGTAACACTCGGAACGGGCGCTGCTATAACTAAACCCAGTGGAGCAACAACATACAAACTTGCGCTGAGCGGGTTAGCCGGGAACAGCATTAAAATAAACCTTGACCCAGATTTTGTTGGACAGCGTTTCAAGTTCTTGGCGCGGGGTGCAACGAATGGGGTAAACATTAATGTTAAATTTTATACCTCCAGTGGTTTAGGTGCTGAATCGACTTTCAATCTTACAACTCAAGAAACTCTCAAAATCACAAAATTTGTTACACCAGCAGAAACTTACATTGAAATTAACGCAACAGGCCAGGTATATTTTGAT